GTTCATATGAAGAAACGTAAGCCGTGCGCGGCTTGCGCTAAAATTAGGGCTAAAATGAAAAGGACAGTCAAAAAATGGAAACGATGATGACAAAAATGAAAGCGACGCCAATCAAGGCGGAGCGTTCATTACGCTTAGATACTAAGCGTGTTTTAACGAGTGGTAATGCAGGCAAAATTTTGCCGCTCACATATGTGCCGTTACTGCGTGAAGACGCTGTTCGGTCGGGCAAAATGTCGTTTACCTTTGAAATGGCAGAAACAGCGGAAACATTGCTTAACGCAGTGAATGTCGACGTTAAGGCATATTTTGTGCCGTTCTTGGCATTTGAGCGGTTTAATGGAATGGATCAATTAAACCGTAGTTATATGGGTGTTCCAGAGGTTGAAGGCGGTACGCCTGTTCCGTTTTTTGAAACGGCAGCATTTGGTTCATACGGATCAAACGCAGTTTATTCCACTTTGGGAATGCACGCTACGCCTACGACGCAAGTAAATACAGCTGTTGTAGAGGCTTACAATACAATCGTGAATTTTAGACGCAAGCAGCGTTCAACATTGTTGACGCAGCGAAATCGTTATGACTCGACTTTGGCAGAGGCGTTTTGGAAACATTCTTCCATGAAGCATATTGTTCCGTCTTTTGACGAAGCAATGATTGACGGCGAAGTTCCCATTGGTGCGTTGGGTGGGCACGCTCCGCTTACAACAAATCGTAATTATCCATTTGGTAATAATTATGCTCCAGTAAGTAGAGACAGTTACGATTTGGGTGAGCTGGTTACTGATAAGGCTGTTACAGCGGATTGGCTGCGCACCGGTGACGGTACCATGTCTACTACCCAAATATATGCTGATTTGGATGCAATTTTGGCTGAAGCCGGAGCAGGCGGTTTGCGTTTGACACTCTCTAATATTGAGATGGCCAAGAAAACTGCTGCTTTTGCTCGTATGCGTTCAAATTATCAGGGATTAGATGATGATTATATCATTGACCTGTTAATGTCTGGTATAAATATTCCTGAACAAATTTTGCAAAACCCTATTTTGATCGCAGAGCAAAATACCGTTTTTGGGTATCAAAAACGATTTGCAACCGACAGTGCGAATTTGGATGAAAGTGTGACAACTGGTGTAACACAAGTTAACATGAATATTCGTGTTCCACGGATGAACACTGGCGGTGTTCTTATGTTGACTGCAGAAATTACGCCGGAACAATTGTACGAACGTACGAAAGATTGTTTCTTTCACAATGCAAATGTTGATTATCTGCCAGAATTTACTCGTGATTATTTGGACCCCGAAAAAGTTTCGGTTGTGACAAATGAATATGTCGACGTTTCGCATTCGGACCCAGATAGTACGTTTGGTTATGCTCCGCTGAACCATGAGTGGATGCGGTCAACCCCAAATATTGGCGGCAAGTTTTTGCGTCCAGAAGTGAATACGGCGTTTGACGAAGATCGGCAACGTATTTGGGCTGTTGAAACAGTAGACCCTACTTTGACAGAAGATTTCTATCTCTGCTCAAATATGCATCAAAAAGTCTTTTCCGATACTGCAAGTGACGGGTTTGAAATTCTCGGTCTCGGGCAATTTCAGATTGAAGGAAATACGGTATTTGGTGCGGCAATTAATGAAGCGACTGACGATTTTGACCAAGTATTGGCGGATGTCGATCAAACTCGCATTGATCAGACAGTATAAGGAAAAACAATATGCAAGTATTTAAGATTAAAGGGCTTGAAGAATGGGCCAAGGTGTCACCGTCGGAAATTTTGGAATTTCCGGCGGGGTATAACGGTCGTGTGATTTCTTTGCAGGTCAATACGTCGGAGCGTGTGGAAGTATACGCAAGTGACAGTGACGATATGTCGAATGAGAAATTGTTGGCCAGTGCCGACGGGTTGTTTGAAGTAAACGTGTCGTCGCGCGGAACTTTGTTTCTACAGGTGCGAGCTAAGGGGAAAGGAACCGTTGTATTTCTTAAAACGAAAACAGCGGATCACCGGGTGCACCAAATTAACGAAACGAAGTTTACTTCTATTGAAACTCGCCGCCGTCGCAATAGCGACGTTGATCGAATGATGATGCTTATGCAGCTTAATGAGAAGCGGCGCGATGAAACAATGAAGGCGGAAATCGATGCAGTTCGTAAAGAAGCTGCTGCAGCTATTGCTGCAAAAGCAGCTGCAGAGGAGGTTATTGAAGATGATGCAGAAGGTGGATCTGGACCAGTTCAAGAGCCAGTTTCTGGGGCATCCCAAGCGCCTTCAGAAGCGACCGGAGACGCACCAGCAGGCGATAAAGACTCTAAATGATTTAGAGTTTATTCGCAGCCGTAAGTATGCCGATCAACAAATGAGGGCTTCGCGCGTAGGCGCGGACCCCTTGATCGTAGAGTTTGAGCGAAAATTCGTGAAGGCTTTAAAAGCATACGGAATTCCGTTCTTTGCTCATGAGTTCGTCCGTGATGAGGCACGACAGAATGAGTTGAAAGATCGGGGAGTGTCGCGGGCTGCTTGGGGGCAGTCCGCGCACAATTTTGGCTGTGCTGTTGATATAATTCATAGCACGCGCGGTTGGCAATTATCCGAATTAGAATGGAATGTAATTGGCTTAATTGGCCAAGAGACCGCGCGGAAAATGAATTTAAAAATTAAATGGGGCGGCGATTTTAAATCGCTGTACGACCCTGCCCACTGGGAACTTGAGGGCTGGGAGAACGTAGCTCCATTTTAAGAAACCTAAGGCGTCCTCCCGCGCCGAAGGTAGCCCCGATCCCCCCGGAATCTCCATGTAATGGAGGGGGGATCGGGGCGGAACATATACACCCC